GTACAGGGCTACAATCAGTTAAGACTACCAAATCAACCACCGCCACGAGCGGGGAACAACCGGAGGCCAAAATGGACCTTATTGAACTAAAAGCGAAACACCCCACGCTATGTGCACAGCTAGTGGCGGAAGGTGAAACCGCAGAACGCGACCGCGTATCAGCACATTTAACAATGGGCGAAGCATCAGGTGACATGAAAACCGCAATGAAAGCAGTAGAGGATGGGTCGGCAATGACTGCAAACCTACAAGCTAAGTACATGGCGGCGGGCATGAAACGCAAAGACATTAGCGCACGTGAAGACGACAACGTCGGAGCACTTGACGCAGAGTCAAACGGCGAAGAAGAACAGGGCGAAGATGCAGACGCAAAGGCATCTGAAGCCATCCTAGAAGCGGCTTTTGATAAGTGCGGGGTAGAATACAATGTCTAATATCGAGATCACAAACAACAGCACCGTCGGCGTAGTACTTTTTGAACCAGTTTTCAAAGACGAAATAATCACCGCAGCAGGTGCAGACGTATTCGCAGCCGGCACAATTTTAGCTCGCGACTCGGTATCGTTAAAGCTTGTCCTTTTTGAAAAGGGCGGCAGCACTAACGAAAACGGGATCCCTAAAGCGGTTATTACTCACGATTTAGAGTTTACCGGCGCAGGCGATTTACCGGCCAAGGTAATGGTTGGCGGTCAAGTACGCACTAACCACTTGATCATCGACGCAGACGGCGACGCCAGTAACGTCGACGCGGCTGTGTTAGACGAGCTACGCGACTACGGTATCGTAGGCCTTTCAACCACCCAACTAGCTGAGCTAGATAACCAATAATTAAGGAGCCACCATCATGGCTGTAGAAATTTCACGCGTTGGCTGGATCCAACTATTTACACAGATGAGAAGCCCGAACGCGTTCTTATCACGTTTTTTCACAATCAAGCCCGGCGGCATTTACAACGGTAAGAAAGTTGCAATCGATATTCAACGCTTCGGCGAAGATGTTGCAATCGCAATTACTAAATGCACCGGACCAAACCTAAACGATATCGACGAATTTACCACTAAGGAATTCACGCCACCGTCATACGGCGAAGCGTTCCCGGTAGACGTTTGCGAGTTGTTGGAACGTATGGCAGGAGTTGACCCGTACACTGCAGCATATACTGAATATGCATCGCAGTTAATGGCTATCATGGCTAGGGGCTTCATGCTCATTGACGATAAAATCAAACGAGCTGTAGAACTACAAGCCTCGCAGATTTTACAGACTGGCAAGCTAACCCTTACCAATTCTGCCGGCGATGAGGTGTACACTTTAGACTTTAAGCCTAAATCGTCACACTTCCCGACTGTCGGCACTTCTTGGAGTGTTACCGCAACGGCTGACCCGCTAGGCGACTTACAGGCACTAGCCGACGTGATTCGATCAGATGGTAAAATCGACCCGGACATGTTAATCATGGGCGCGACGTCCTTGCGTAACTTCCTGGCTAATGACGACGTAAAAGAAGTCTTGGACAACCGCCGCATTGACATCGGTGCTATCCGCCCAGAGATGCGCGACAGTGGTGCAACGTTCTATGGCTTCGTATGGGTTGGAACTTACCAAATGGAAATTTGGACTTATCCAGACACTTACAAGGACCCAGAAACGGGGCTACCGGCCAAGTACATTGAAGACGACAAAGTCGTTATGTTATCAAGCCGAACACGCTTAGACATGACCTCTGCCAGCGTACCATTGCCACTTGGTCCAGACCCACGCGTCGCAGGTTTACTACCTGACCGCATGTCGTCACGGGATAGCGGCTTCGACGTTACACCAAACTTGTACGCCAGCAACAACGGCAAGCAAATTTTTGGTGAATTAGAAAGTCGTCCGTTATTGGTTCCGGTACAAATTGACGGTTTCGGCTGTTTAGATACAGAAGCTTAACAAAAGAGTGCAGGCGTCGTGTAGACCGCCTGCTAACCTCATAGGGAAAACGAATATGAGCACTAAATTAGTAACAGCGGCGTTAATAGCGCTGTCAGTATCAAAACTGGAAGACGAGTTGAAAACTGGCGCATACAGTGCGACAGAACTTAACGAAGCGCTCGACGCAGAAACAGCAGGCGACGACCGCTCTACAGCCGTTAAAGAGCTTAAAGCGGCATTATCCGACGCGTTAGCACTTGAAGCAGAAGCAAACAAACCAGCGCCAGTAGTTACCGCGGGTACTTTTGTTTGTAAAGGCAAGTCGATTACAACGGCTGCAGGCATTAAAGTTGCAGGCGATGAAATAAAAGCCGGCATGCTGCCAGAAAAGAGCGCTAAAATACTTTTAGATAAAAAGTATTTAGAGACCCGCACGTAAATGAACCTAAGAGCGTTAGCCGAGCAGGACATGGGCTTCATCGTTGAAGACGGTGACACGGGTTTCGGCTGGCCTATCACTCTCACGGACCCGTCGGGATTTTCCGGCTCGGGTCCGCTTACCGGTTTGTCTGACGATATTGCGCAAGTAATAGACCCAGAGACGGGCCAAGCGGTAAGCGGGCGCCTTGCGTCTATAGCTATTAGAATATCTACACTAACTGCGCTAGGCTTTGGGGTAATACCCAGCGGCATAGCTGACGCCAGCGCCAAACCGTGGCTAGTCGAGTTTGACGACATCAACGGCAGCCCTTATAAATTTAAAGTAACATCATCGAACCCCGACAGGGCGCTCGGTTTGGTTACTTGTTTACTAGAAACTTACCGAGGCTAACACAATGGCATTAACGAGCGAACGAAAGACATTAGGGGCGACATACGTATTAGTGTTCGCGGCGGCCGTCACTGAGTTTTTAGCGCAGAACGTTGGCAGCGAGACAGTACGAGTTATTACAACTGAGCCGGGAGCAGGCACACCCGCGGACGACGCAGAAGGCTCGTTTCTCTTAGCGCAAAAAGTAGGACTAACCCGCACAGGCCTGGAAGGATCAGACGTTTACATGCGTTCCGGCTCAGAACACGGCAAGCCGGCACACGTAACACACTCGCCGAGCTAGCACATGATTATACTAAATAATTCTTTTTTACTAAACCCCCCTGCGGATGGTGGGGTCATACCCCCAGAAACGGATAATTTCAGGCTAGAAGTAGATACTACGCTGGCAGGTACTTCTGGTGCTAATCAGTTTACATTGCCGCTGATACCGGGCGGCACTTATAATTTTATTGCAGTAGTTGACGGGGTAGACCAACCCGCACACACAACCGACGTATCACCTACATATACATTTGCATTAAGCGGTATCAACACTTTAAGCATTAAACCAGCTAATGCGTTGTTACCTACTGAAGGGTTTGCCGGTGTTTATTTTAATGATGCTGGTGACAAGCTCAAAGTGTTAGACGTATCAAGTTGGGGTGAGATGCTCTGGGAAGATTTTAGGGCTTCATTTTTTGGTTGCGCAAACATGGTTATTACGTCTACCGATGTCGTGCCAGTATCAGCAGGGGCAACCACAACCGAAAACATGTTTAACGGTTGTACTTCATTAAGCGCATTACCTGCGGTATTTGACACTACCAATATAACTAATGCTAACGGCATGCTCTCAGGCTGCTATATGCTTGATAGCCTCCCGGCATACCCGTGGGATTCTTGTGCTAGCTTTGATGGGTTCTTAACTAATGTTGAGATTAATTCTGCTGATTATAATAATTTCTTAATTGAGCTTGACGCTAACGGACTATCGACAGGTACATTAAACGGTGGGTGGAGTGTGCCAACTGGTGCAGGTATCACAGCTAGAGACAGCCTAATAGCTAAAAGCTGGGCGATAGAAGATGATGAGGGTCGTTTAGTGCGGTACAGACTTGACGGTAATGACCCCTCACTAGTGCCTATTATGTCTCCTCCGTTTGTGCCTGGTTTAGACCTGCCAGACAAACTGGCTGCCAATTTTAACGGTGTAGATCAATATTTCACAGCTAACGCAGATAGTGCCACTATAGCGACAATAGCTGATGGCCCGTTTACCATCTCGTTTCGCATTAAAATCTCTATTGCGGCAGCGCGCACCATCCTCCAGTTCGGTGACCACGACACACCGGGCGGATTCAAGGTTAACGTTAGGGCTGTTGGAGGTTTAACGTTTAATGTTGACAGTGATAATTTAAACCTATTTGACGCAAGATTTTTAGACGGTATCTGGTTGCATGTGGTAATAACGGGGACTGGCTCAACTGGCGACCTTGAGTACTTTGTTGATGGAGTATCAGAGCAAACAAGAGCGCTACCGGCATATAGTTTTATAGACGATAACCTCGTGGAGATTGCGGAAACCGGCCTACCGTGTGATTTAGACGACTTCCGGATCTATAATAACGTAGCTCGTCAAAGCAAAATTACCGCACTATTAAATAACACTTAGGAAGACCATGGCGCATTCAATGATCTATTACGTGTGTAAGTACGCAGATTATGCAGATTTACCCGAGCCGCTATTCACCGGCGCAACTGCAGGCGATGAGCAAAAAAGCTTAGATGGCACTAAATTCGTCGCATGGTCAAGAGAGCCACAGGCTACAGGCTCAATTAGCTGGATGCACGGCAACGAGCCAGCATACACACACAAACAAATAACAGCGGAGTTACAGTCCGGCGGGTGGATAGAAGGGGAGCCGCCAAAGTGACCATTCAAACGCTAATTGATAAACAAGATACATCCGAGCAAGTGCGCGACCAGATTGCCGCTATATTAGCGATTGAAGTCGCCAACCAAATGCAACTAGCAACGGACGCCGGCAAGGACCCAGACGACTGGAAACTGCGCATATTTACAGAACGAAGTAACCCGTGGGAGCAATTCAGAGACTCACCGACGGACGAAAGCCCACTAGTTAATGTCTGGTATGATTCCAGCTTTTTCGACGAGGGCAAGTCGAACACAGTGTCCGAGCAGATGTCAGAAACGATATACAATATTGATATCTACGCGCTGGGCGTTAGTAGTGACGACGGGGACGGCCACAAGCCGGGAGACAAAGAGGCGGCGATTAATTGCCAGGCTGCTATCAGATTAGTACGTAATATACTAATGGCCTCAGAAAATACATACTTGCAGTTGCGGGGCCTTGTTTGGCAACGCTGGCCGCAATCAATTACAAGTTTTCAACCGCAGCAAAACAGCAACACAGTTGAAAAGATAGTTGCGGCACGTATAGCGTTACGTGTAAGATTTACAGAACATTCGCCACAGTACGAGGGCGAAGCACTAGAATTACTAACGACAACCGTACTACGCGCAGAAGATGGATCAACCTACTTCGAAGCTGATTACGATTACACCACCTAGGAGATAGCAACATGGCTATTAGTACCGCGGTCGACCTTTCAGCAGTTGCGAGAGTTGTCGGCATTAAAACAGAGTTTAAAGACTTACGGACAGGCGGCGCATTAACGTTACCTCAACGTATTGCGTTAGTGGGCCAAGGCAACAGTGCCGCAGTCTACGACACAACAAAACGCCAAGTAACCAGCGCGCAAGACGCGGCGGTATTATACGGTTTTGGTTCGCCCATACATTTATCATGCTTGCAGCTATTGCCTATTAACGGCGACGGTGTTGGCTCTGTGCCGGTTACTGTCTACCCGTTAGAAGATGCAGGCGGCGCGGTAACATCGGCGGGCGACATTACGCCAGCAGGTACACAGACCGAAGCGGCATCATACCAAGTCAGTGTTAATAACATCTTATCGCAAACGTTCACCATCTCAGCCGGTGACACAGTGTCAGATATTGTTACAGCTATGGCAGCAGCGATTAACGGCGAGTTAAACATGCCGGTAATTGCGGAAGACGCAACACCAGGCACGTCCACCGAAGTAGGTATCACAGCTAAGTGGGGCGGAGCGTCAGGCGACAGCATAACAATGGAAATAATTGGATCAACTACCGCCGGAACTACGTTTGCAATCACACAACCAACAGGCGGAGCGGCCAACCCTGATGTACAGGACGCACTCGACCAAGTTGGCAACGTTTGGGAAACCATGTTTTTGAACTGCATGGAAGTGAGCGACCAAACAACATTAGATACTTTCTCCGCATTCGGTGAGGGGCGCTGGGGGTCATTAGTCCGCAAGCCTATGATCTCATTCGTTGGGTCAACCATCGCCGACGTAACATCAGCAATCGCAATCGCCGACGGTCGTGGAACTGACCGAGTGAACAGCCAGTTAGTTGCGCCGGGGTCCAAAGACTTACCATTTGTAGTTGCAGCGCGTCAGCTAGCACGCATTGCCGTACTGGCTAACAACAACCCGCCGCACGATTACGGCTCGCAACTTTGTCAAGGTTTAACACCTGGTACAGATGGCGAGCAGTGGACATACCCGGAGCGCGACCAAGCTGTAAAAGCAGGTTCGTCCACAATCGAAGTGCGTGACAACATAGTAACAATTAGCGACGTTGTGACAATGTACCACCCGCAGGGCGACCCGTTACCGGCTTACCGCTATGTAGTGGATATTGTTAAACTGCAAAACATTATTTTTAACTATGACGTTGCGTTCGCTAACGCGGAATGGGACGGCGCGCCATTAATACCAGACGACCAGCCGACGAATAACCCGTCAGCTAAAAAACCTAAAACAGCAATCGCAACCGCGGCCTCTATTACGGATGGTTTAGCACTTGGGGCTATCATTAGCGACCCGGCGTTCACTAAAGCAAACACAGTGGCAGCTATCAACGAATCGAACCCTAAGCGGTTGGACTTGGCGACAACTGTTAAACTTTCAGGCAACGCTAACATAATCAGCGTTGACATTAACTTCGGATTCTTCTTCGGCACTGCGCCGGTAGTAGCATAATTAAGGAGATAGCATCATGACAGCAATCGGCGGCAGCGTTGAGAGCATTACTATTAGCGGGCGAGAGTTCGCGGTAACAGCCGACGCAGACACAAACAGAAAATTAGGCGGCACTGAAAACGAAATCCAGATGAACGGCAACGGTACAGGGCGTATTATTAAAACGCCAGTTCCTTCCGGTTTAACTGGAATGGTGGTACAGTGCGACGATACGCGCGGGGATCATGAGTTTTTAGAAGAAGTTAAAAACGGCAATGACTTCGTACCGGTGGCGGTTTCATACGCTAGCGGTGAAACGTATCAAGGTACGGCGTTAATTACTGGCGAGCTGCAGTATTCTAGCCAGAGCAGCACTTGCGCATTTGATATGCAAGGCGCTGGAACGTTTACAAAGCAGTAAAATAACTTATAGGGTTTTAATGCTGCGCGTGTGCCCTATCACTTTCCCGGTTAGCTCCGGGGCGCGGCACCCCATTTTGCATAGGGCAATATTATGACAGAACCAAAAGTAGTACTAGAGCAAGCGGAACAAGAGTTCGAGGCATGGACAGAAGCCATGGACTTGGACCTTGACACCTCCCACATGGACGCGGAAGATTTAACAGCGTTCAACAAACAAAAACGTAAAATTGTAAAAGCCATTCAGGCAGGGTCGTTGACTTTTAATGATGACGGCGAAGCAGTGTACGCCCCATCGAACGCCAAGTCTAAACGCCAAGAACCGATCACGTTTTACGAGCGTACCGGCGCCAGCATGATGGCAATGGACGGCAAGAAGAAAGGCCACGACATTAGCAAGACATTCGCAGTAATGGGCGACATGTGCAAAGTCCACCCGAGTGTTTTCTCCGGTCTTGTGGGTGTTGACGGCAAAGTCTGTGAGGCACTTTTCGCGCTTTTAATGGATTAGTCCGCAGCACGGTAGTTAGGCACGGCGAGGACTGGAAGCACCGGCAAGGTGCCAACGTCGCGAGTTTAGTATATACTGAAATGCTATTACAAGTCTGCCGCGACTACTCAGGTCTGCCGGACGTCAGAAATTTAAAAATATCAGAGATACGTCAGAGATACGCTTTTTTTATGACGGCTTACGGCCTGAACTAAAAGCTCACTCAAAGCCTAAAGGGTAGCAGAAAATGGCGGGACGTTTTAGCGTAGAAACAGTATTCAAAGCAATCGACCGTGTTACAGCGCCGGTTAAAAGGATGCAAACCTCAGTAGGGCGTTTCTCCCGTAATTCTGCACGCAGTTTACGCAGCGTTAACAAGACCATTGACAGCGTCACAAGCAGCTTGAAAAGAGGTACCAGCGCCGCCGTCACTTTAGGCACAATCGGCGTAGGTGCTATCACTACTTCTATAGGGCTTCTAGTGCGAGAGTTCTCCAAAGTAGAGGACGCGCAGGCAGCATTCACACCACTACTTGGCGGCGCTAAAAAAGCTAAAGAAGCTGTTGACGCAATAAACGAAACCGCAGCAAGTACGCCGTTCCAGTTTGAAACATTAGCCAACTCAGTTAACCAGCTATTGCCCGTAATGAACGGCGATATAAATAATACTGTAAAA